AGAACCATCCCGGGGCATTGTTAACAAAGGCATCCGTGCCTGCCCGGGTTCCAGTGGCTGTGGCGATGGTGGCGGGGGGGCCCTTTTCCTTTTTCTTTTGACAGGAGTCACTTTTTATCGAAGTAGTAGTCGCGGAAGTTGTGGTATTGCGCGGCGTAGTAGCGCAGCAGGCGATAGAGGCGAGAGAGCGGCAGATCGCCCTTGCAGAAGAGCGTGTGCGTGCCCTTGAACTGCTTGAGCTCGTCGGAGAGCTCCTGATCCTTGACATAGCGGCGCAGAATGCCGGTCGGCACGTTCTGCCAGAGGGCGACGGTGTGGTTGTAGACGCAGTCCTCGCGCTTGCCGTAGACGACATCGTTAGTCAGGAGCTTCATCATGTTCAGCCCCGCGGCACGGCAGAAATAGCTGCTGCGGCCAAGGCGAGGGTTGATCTCGAAGAGCACGTAGCGGCCTGTGCGGGAATCGTACTTCATGTCGATGTTCGAAAAACCGACGTAGCCGAGCTTTTCGAGAAACTCCTGCATTTTGTCATACAACGCCTGATCGCCGCGCGAGATGATGGCGGCATAGTTACCGACAGACTTGGGGTCGTAGTATTCGAGCACCGGCTGGCCGAGGCACATCGCGCGCACATGGCCGTCAAGGTCCGAATAGCTGTTGAGCACGCGCATCGCGTCGTCGCCGCCGGGGATAAACTCCTGCAAAATGAGCTTGCCGCGGTAGTCCGACTGGTTCATGCTGTGGACCATCGTGAGGTACTGCTCGCGCGCATCGAAGAAGAAGACCTTTTTCTGCCCCTCAAAATGGCAGCGGAGATAGTCGAGTGCATTGGAATTCTCGGGCTTGACGACGATGGGAAAGTCGAACGGAAGGCGGTCGACGACGCTCTCGCGCTCCTCGGGAGAGGCGACGACGGTCTTGGGATAGTCCATGCCGTACTGCTCGCAGAGGGCGTAGAACTTGTCTTTCGTGTCGAACGTTTCAAGCAGCTCATCCGAGATGAAGCGGTTGGCGATGAGCCCCTCGAAATGGTCGTAGTGGCGGCAGAGAAGACCCGTGTAATAGTCCGAGCAGGGGATGACGAGCAGCTTTTCATAGTCCTGTGCGCACTGCTTCAGCACGCCGAGCAGCGCGTCGGGGAAGACCTCCTCGCGTTCAAAATCCGGGATGATGCGGCAGAGAAACAGGTGCGAGTGGCGCGTGGGCACAAGCTGCTGCGTGCACAGCAGCAGCGGTGTGACGTGATAGGCCTCCTGGAAGAGACGCGCCGTGCCGTAGGCGTTTTCGTCGCTGCCGAGGATGATGGGCAAAAAGTCCTTTTTTGCCTTTTTGGCGCTGCTCGCCGGCGCGGCGGGATGGACCTTGTCGTATTCGGCGAGGTATTTGAGTGCGAGCTCGACGTCGCTCGGGTAGGGGACGAAGACGCTGCCGCGCTTCATCGTTGTCTCTTCTCCCTTGCCGGTCAGCAGAATGACGCGCGCGTCCTTGCCGTCCAGAATTGCGCGGCGGATGCACTCGGCGCGGTCCTCGAGCACAAGGTGCGGGCAGGCAACGTGCTTTTCAATGTCGGCGGCGATCTGCGCGAACGGCTCTTCGCCGGAGTCCTCCTCGGTGATGAAGACGAAGTCGCAGTTCTGCCCGCTCAGCTCGCCGAGGTCTTTTCTGCGCTGGAGCGCGTGGGAGCCGGGGCAGCCGAAGACGGAGATCATCTGGCGGCCGGGGTATTCGATCTTCGTCGAGCGGTAGAGCGCGTCAAAGCTCATGCGGTTGTGCGCGTAGTCGACGATGACGGTGACGTTCTTGTCGCGGCTCTCGTAGATCTGCATGCGGCCCGCGGCGCGCGCCTTGCGAAGGCCCGAGCGCACATACTCCTCCGGCACGTCGAGCACCATACAGATGGCCATGGCAGCGAGGGCGTTGGAGATGTTGAAAAGGCCGGGCATCGTGATGGAAAATTCACCGTTGTACTTGAGCGAGGAAACCGTGAAGTAGAGCCCGTCGCCGCGCTTTTCCACATGCTGGCAGGAGACAGTGTCGCTCTCGTGAGAGCCAAACGTGATGAGGTTGCAGCGGTCCTTGGCGTATTCGATGACGCGATCCGAGTACTTGGCGTCGGTATTGACGCAGCCGAAGCGGCAGGAGTCGAAAATTTTGAGCTTGGAGTTGAAATAATCCTCAAAATCCGGGTGCTCGATGGGGCTGATGTGGTCGCTGCCGATGTTCAAAAATGCAGCGACGTCGTACGTGATACCGCGCACGCGGCCGTATTTGAGCGCCTGGGACGAGGCCTCCATCACAAGATGCGAAATGCCGCATTCATAGGCGTTTTCAAAGTGCTGGTAGAGCTCAAGCACCTCGGGCGTGGTGATGTGGGACTCCTCGGTGCTCTTGCCGTCGTAGTTGTCGATAGAGGAGAGAATGGCGCACTCGGGCATCGACTGCGCGCGCAGCCAGTCATTTAAGATGTAGCGCACGTAGTAGGCTGTGGTGCTCTTGCCCTTTGTGCCCGTGATGCCGACGCTTGTGAGCTTGTCCGTCACATGGTTATAAAAGAGCTGACCGAGCACGACAAGGGAATAGCGAATGTCGTTGACAAGAAGACAGGGCGCGTCCACATTGTGCTTTTTCTCGGCGACGTAGGCGATCGCGCCGCGCGAGAGTGCGTCGCACAGGTACTCTTCCTTGAAGTGTGCGCCCTTGCAGATGAAAAGCGCGTCCTCGCTCAGTGCGCGCGTATCGTAGGTGAGGCAGTGGATCTCACGCGCGGCGAGCTCGTCGCTCACGGTGCTTTCGACCAGAATGCCCGCGTCGCGCAGCGCATCGACATATTCTCTCAGTGTGTGAACGGTATTCATAAATAGCTCCTTTGGGTCTTGCTTTTTCGGCAGGACGGGATAAAATATAGGCGATATCGCGTCGGATCGACACGATATTGGCAAGCAAACTCATTTCCGAAGGGGGAATCAACATGACTTATCAGCAAGTGCTGGAAAACGCAAGGACCTGCATCGGCCCTTACTGCAAGGCGTGCAATGACTGCAACGGCAAGGTCTGCCGCAACACGATGCCCGGCCCCGGCGCCAAGGGCGAGGGCACGGGCTTTATCCGCAACGCAGAAAAGTGGCGCGAGATCTGCGTCAACATGGACACCATCTGCGAAAATTCACAGGTGGACACCTCATTCACGCTCTTTGGCCGGACGTTTGAGATTCCGGCGTTCGCCGCGCCGGTGGGCGCGATGCGTCTTCACTACGGGGACAAATACGACGATCTTACATACAATGATATTCTTGTGCGCGCGTGCGCAAACGCGGGCATTCTTGCTTTTACCGGCGACGGCACCGACCCGAAGGTGGTCGAGGGCGCGGCTGAGGCGCTCAAGGCGAACGGCGGCTGCGGCGTGCCGACCATCAAGCCGTGGGATATGGACACGATCCGCGAAAAATTCGCGCTCGTGCAGGAATCCGAGCCCTTCGCCATCGCGATGGACATCGACGCGGCGGGTCTGCCGTTTTTGCAGGGCTTGACGCCGCCGGCCGGCAGCAAGAGCGTCGAGGAGTTAAAGCAGATCGTCTCCTGGGCGCAGCGTCCGTTCATTTTAAAGGGCATCATGACCGCCCGCGGCGCGGAAAAGGCGCTGGAGGCGGGCGCGAGCGGCATTGTGGTCTCGAACCACGGCGGCCGTGTGCTCGACCATTGCCCCGCGACGGCGGAGGTGCTTCCGGACATCGTCGATGCCGTCGGCGGCAAGATGACGATTTTGGTCGACGGCGCGATCCGCAGCGGCATGGACATGTTCAAGGCGCTGGCGCTCGGTGCGGACGCGGTGCTCATCGGCCGTCCGTTTGTTACCACCGTCTATGGCGGCGGGGAGGAGGGCGTGCAGCTCTACGTCCAGAAGCTCAAAGCAGAGCTTGCCGACACGATGCGCATGTGCGGCGCGCACTCGCTCGCGGACATTGATCGCAGCATGCTATATGGTTTTTGACCTATATCATATAGTATAACACCGCGAAAAAAAGCTGACAAGTGAAAATCGGGAGAAGAGGGCGGCTTGTAATATTAAATGCGAAAGAACAAATACCACGTCGAATGACGGGTACGCGTTCTATCGCATTTATTTTTTTACCATAAAAAGCCAGAAAGCACAAGGAGGACGCGAAAATGAAGCACGTTTCTTTTGAAGAGTACGAAGCCGCGAAAGCTGAAATCATCGGTGGAGTTCACTACATCGAGAAATCCACGATGGAAAACGACGTGATTCACAAGACCTATTCCACCGAAGAGAACGGCACGTTCTACGAGGTGAACGACAAAGGCCGCGTCGAGTTTTGGAACGACAAGCATTCCGAAAGCCGGATTTACGACGAAAACGAGCGGGCCACCGAAACGGACAAAAAGGCGGGGCCGGGCTACGGCGATTTGCTGGCGGAGAGAATCAGAGCGAACGCCGACGCGTCGAAGCTGACCGACTTTGAAAAGTTCGTCCTTGACCGCGGCTATATGTTCGCAACGGAAGCCGACTTGAAAGCCGGGTACGACCGCAAATGGAAAGCGAACCACGGAATCGCCCTAACGCTGGAAGAGTTCACGGCGGAAGCGGAATGCAGGGGCCGCAAGCTGGACACCTTGCAGGAGGTTTACCGGGTCATTTCGGAACACATCAAGGCCGGGCGGCTGACCGCGGGTGCGCTGATGGACTATGCGTATTACGCATGGTGTCTGAGAAAGCCGGAAGCAATCATCGCGTATCAGATCGGAACGGGAAAAGACACGCCGGTTCACCAGAAATGGGCGGTCAATAACTGTTCGCAGGAAATCACGGAAGCGGAAGCCCGCGTTGCAGTTTGCGAAGAATTCGGGTTCGAGGTTAGCCGGGTCCGCATCATCGGGACCCCGTACTACGACGCGACCGACTGGAATTTCATTCGGTTTGACTGCGCCGGGCGGTGCTGGTTGATGAAAAATGCTTCCCTCTATCCTGTCTACGAATAAAAAAGCGGATGGGCGGCGAAAGCCTGCCGCCCATCCCGGAAAGGTGGTAAGGAATGGGCTGTATTTTTAGGCCGGAAGCGCTTTCGTGGGAGGACATCGACGGCGGGCGCGGCGAAATGACGATGGAAGCAATTAGGAACTTCATAAGCGAATATTGCTATCCTGACGAATACGCCGACTATGGCGACGATGAAGAACTACCAAACGAACTTGTTTTCTTTGCGGAAATGTGGGAAAGGCTGGACGGTTACTACACGCCGATTTCAGACAGTTTCCAAACGGCGGCGGTTCTTTCGCTGATTGACGGCGCATTTTTCGACAGCATGGCGGCGGACAGAATTGCCGAAAAGCTGACAAAATCGGCAACAAAGCCGGATTTGGTGCGGATTATTACGCACGTCGCAAGCGCCTATTGTTGGTATGTGTCGCTGAAAGCGCGTGTCGAAAAAGCAAAAGGCGAAGAATAAGCCGCAACGGTGAAAAGAAACGGGGTGAAATGGTGCGGCAGTACAGATATATAGACTTTCAGGACCGCAAGGAGATTTCCACGCGATACCTGAACGGCGACCGGGTGGCGGACATTGCCGACGGGCTGGGCGTGACAACGGCTACCGTCTACCGGGAGTTGAAGCGCGGCGAAACGGGCGGGCTTGACCGCAACCTGCGGAAAGCATACAACCCCGTTCTTGCACAACAGCGCGTACAAGAAAACTTCAAACGCCGCGGCAAATCCGCGGTCAATTCGTAAAGGAGGTTTCGCGGTGAACAATTTTGAAGAAATTACGAAGAACCCGGAAACGCTGGGCGCTTTCTTGCGGGGCCTGCCCGTCATTGAAGCGCCGTGGGACGAAGAATTCCAGCGGAAGTATTGTGCCGGGTGCGGGAAAGTCAGTTGTGACGATGGTAGCCCTTGCCCGTATGAGGACAAGCGAAACAATCCGCTTTGGTGGCTGTCGCAGGAAAGCGGAAAGGCGGCGGAGGTATGAGCCGAAAGGAACAGCAACACGGCGGGGTCAAGCTGACGGCGAAGACAGCCCGCACCCTCGCAATGCAGGAGTTCGGGACCGCACGCGGCCTGACGAAAAGTACGTCATTCGTCGGCGCGTACTTCATGGAATTTGGAAACCTGCGTATCGAAATTTGCGCGGACGCGGCTTGTATTGCTGTTCGCGTGGTTCTGGCCCACGGTACGGGTTCCAGCGTGAAATACTTTGACCCGGACACCCTGCAAGAGAACTTCAAAGCCATCGACAAACACCGTGAAGACGAAGACCGCGCCATTATCAGTGATTGGGTCAACCTGAACGGCCCGGAATTCTGCCGGAAGCAGGTTGAAGAAATTTGGACCCGCGACGGCTGATCGTCAGCGCAGGCACAAGGAATGAAAGGAAGAACAAACTATGAACGTTGTTTCATTTGGCGGTGGGACAAATTCAACCGCTATGATTATCGGAATGTATCTACACAAAATCCCGATAGACCTAATTCTTTTCGCAGACCCCGGCGCAGAACAGCCGCATACATACGAATTTATTCAGACGTTTAACGTGTGGCTTGAAAAGCATGGTCTGCCAACAATAACCCCGGTTTTCTACACCGACAAAGGCGGAAATCGAATGACGTTGGAAGAAGAATGCCTGCGTTCTCATGCGTTGCCGTCTATCGCCTATGGTTTTAAGAAATGCTCACTTAAACACAAAATCGGAACGCAAGAAAAGTTCTGCAACAATTATCCGCCTTGCCGCGAAGAGTGGGCCGCAGGGCGGCGGGTTTATAAGTATATCGGCTACGATGCAGGCGAAACCCGCAGAATTCAGCACGCGGCCCCGGCGGACGAAGCGAACAAGAAGTATAAAAACCGATACCCCCTATATGAATGGGGTTGGGACCGCACGGAATGCGTGCGCGTGATTGAACGGGCGGGACTTCCGAAACCCGGTAAGTCGAGTTGCTTTTTCTGCCCGTCGATGAAGAAAAAAGAAATTCAAGCGCTTTGGGAAGATTACCCAGACTTATTTCAAAGGGCGGTTGACTTGGAACATAACGCGGCGGATAGCCTGAAAACCGTTAAGGGGTTGGGCCGGAATTGGTCTTGGGAAAGTTACCATGACGAAGCTATGAAAATCAAGGAATTTGAAGAAGCCCAAATTACATTTGACGATTTGTTCCCGGAAACCCCCGGCGGCTGTTTATGCGGTGCGCCGTGCGGGTGCTACGACGGTTGAAAGGCGGTGACAGCATGAAACGTCAATTCTGCTTGCCCTGCTTCCTCGAAATCAAGAAAGCCGGGAAACACGATATTGAGCGTGTCCGCGGCGGCGTGAATATGAAAATCACCTGTTGGCGGTGCAAGCGCCGTCGTTTCGGGGCCGAATACGAGATTTCCCGGAAAGGCGGTGTGTCCCGTGACAACGGCTGATTTGAAGCGGGCGGGGTCGGGGGGGAACCCCGGGCGGGTGGACCAACCCCCCCACCCACGCG